GCGTCCGCCTCCTCTCTGACATTTAATGCAAAGGAAAACACATCTTCCCAGATATCCTTTCCTCTCTCATCCTGCTCCCCAGTCTTAACTGAACCAACCTTGAAAATGTCTCCGCTGTTCTCACCCAGATCGACTGGAACCTCTTCTACATGGAATTTGTAGAATGGATTGAGCTGCACGTCCGTTGCTGTAGGAACCAGCAGGTTATAATTTTTGTATGCCGTTATAACTTCCGGCAAGCTTCCTAAAACCTCTTTCATCTACTTGATAACCTCCTATTTTTGTGATAAAATGACGTTGACTTAAAAACAATGGGTCTCAAACCTGTTTTTAAAGTTCTGACTGGTCTTGGATAGGATCGTGGGTGCCGTCTACACTCCGCTTTCCCCTTATTATCCAAGGCCTTTTTAATATTCATCACCTCCTACGAGCCAGCTAAGGAAACAGAAGATGCCAAGTCCGATCATTCCGACCAGAAATGCCTCTGAACCAATTTCGTGGCTTCCTCTTTCGATATAAAGTCTCTGGGACAGTGCATTATAAAGCACTGTACTCACCAGAACGGGAACTACATATTTCATGACTTTTGCAGCAAGAATAATTCGTTTTTTCATTTTTGCTTTCTTTTTGGCACGATAGTATTTCTCATACTCTGCCTTATTGAATTCTCGCACCAGGGACAGATATACCCTTGTTTTGGAATCTTCTGTAACAAGCTTATATTCCATGTTTTTGCCCACATCCGGCACTTCGCATACATTCATCTTCTCGCCTCCTTGTCAATGAGAATCAATTCCTTTGCGATAACACTCTGCAATGCCATTCTGTCCATTTCGTGCCAGCTGATCGGCACCGGGCTGTTGTCCATTGCATTCAGGATCCGCTCTGCGGCCTGATGATATTTTTCAAGATCTTTTGGTGTTAACATCTTTCCCTCCTATACCGCCAGGCGAAGCTGGCCATTCCTTTCTTCTTTCACCATCTTTTCAACAAATGCAGTTGCTTTTTCTTTTCTTTCCATTTCGATCAGGTGTTCTTCGTGGCAACTGCACTGTTCTCCCGGATCCAGATACGCTCCGCAATCCGGGCAGATTCTATAAAAAGCCATCGTATCCACTCCTTTCATTCAATCATGTATAATTTGTTAAATGCCTTTTTGGGGATTTTCCCTGACGGATACCCCTTGGCAAGCTGTCCATCGGCTATCAGGTCCGACCTAAGGGAGCGTATCATGCGATATGCCGTATCCCTGCTCACGCCCATCATTTCTCTGACCTCAGCGGCTGTATAGTAAGAACGTTCCGCAGATGTAAGCTTTTTGATTACACCGTTTGCATTTTCCATACCAAGCACCTCATTCCAGATTTCTCTCAACCCAATTTTTCAGATTCTGCGTGATCTCATTTACTTCGTCCAATGTCTGAATGATTTTTTTCAGTTCCGGTTTTTCCTCTTCTGAGATAATTCCGTCTGCCGTAATATCAAGAAGTGATTCCTTTGCCTCGTTTATCTTCTTTAAAGAAGAAAGCATTCTCAGGCTGATTCTATCCAGTCCTGCATTCTCTATCTTCGGCATGTTCTTTCCAAGCGGGCACATCTCCCGGCAATAATTTCCTTTCAATTCCGGTGCCTTATAGCAGTCAGCCATCAGAAGAACTTCCTCTTGATATGGTATCGTGCTCCCAAGTTCGATTCTGGCTAGCCTTGTACGATCAATTCCTATTTCTTCCGCAGCACCTTCTCTGCTGCTCAGACGCTCATTTGACTTTGCCGCCTCATATCGTGCCTGGCAAAACATATTAGCCGCTGCTTTCGTAGCAAATTTCGACATTTTTCTCTCCTTCTATAAGCTGTATAATCAAGTTATGGTAATTAAATTGTGTACTCTGTATCGATATCCAGAGCCTTGCTGATTTTTTCAGCAAGTGCAGGTGCATACATTCTTCCATTTATGGTGGTTGTCACGTAGTTCCTGCACATCCCAACTTCACCGCACAATTCCGTGACAGACATATCTCTGTCGATTAAGGTTTTCTTTACTTCTTTGCACCATGGCGACAGTTTTCGCTTCAAAATATCACCTCCGTTTTCAACAAATGTTTATTACATTTGTTGTTTACATTTGTTTGCGATTGCATTAAAATAATCAGAAAGGAGTTATCATGGATAATTGGATTGATAATCTCAGAAGAATTGGGCTTAAACGTTATGGTGACGAAAACCGCCGGATTCTTTCTGAATTATTAAGAAACGGTATTCCTGCCGGAAACACTGTTATGTCGGAAGCATCTGCTGAGGCTCTTATCATTGCTGTGGCGGCCATGATTGAAGAAAACAACAAAGCATTGCTCTCCGATTTATCATCGATGTAACTCTCTCTTTTTTTGTTTTGCATTAAACATTTGTTTATTACATTTTTAATATTAATCCCAATTTGTGAATTTGTCAACCGTATTTTTCACATTTTGGGATTTTGGAGGATTGTATGATCACTCAGCGTATTTTATCGTTGCTTGAAGAAAAGTCTTTGACAGCCACTGATTTATGTCGGGCTATTGGGATAAACACAAGCACTATGACCAATTGGAAAAATCGAGGGACTGATCCGCCTGCAAAAATGATAATCCCAATTTGTGAATTTTTAGGTGTGTCAAGCGATTATTTGCTTACGGGCAAAGAAAGAAGCTCAAAGCAAGATGTTCTCTCTGAGGATTCCGAATGGTTAGCATTGATTCACCAACTTCCACATGATGCGCAGTTGGAATTTCGAGGTGAATTAAAGGGGTACATAAAATGTTTAAAGCGACAGGAGGAAGATACTGTCGAACCTCTTAAGAAAGCAAAATAATAAGCTTCGAGTGGTACCGGAGCAGGAAGGGGAAATAAACATATGAGAAGAAAAACAGTTGCTATCATTTTGGCAAGTAGTCTTATTTCAAATATTTTTATTTCAAACAATCTTTTTGTATACGCTGCTTCTGAAACTGCATCTACGATTGCAGACAATGAAGCCATAAGAATAGATGCCGAATCTCCTGTTTCTCTAATTTGTGATACTGAAGAATACACAATAAATGTACAACGTATTTTTTACGAAAGAGGGAATTACGCAATAGAGTTTATGATTCAAAATCATTCAGATCATGATTTTAACTTTGGCTTAGACGGTTCAGACATAGATGGTTTTCAAATTACCATATATTCTGGGGGCACTTGTATAGCTGCGGGAAAAAAAGGAGTTGCTAAATTTCATTTCAGAGAACAAGATTTAACAGATTATGGAATAAACGATTTTCAAGTATTAAATACAACTTTTTCAGAATTTCCATTTGGCACGGGTACTTCGTATCCATTGCAAATTCAAAAAGACGCTTTTTCTCAAGCACCAGATCAGATCCAGGGAGCTGAAAACACAAAACTATTGAAAACAGTGGAAGAATTAAAGAAACAAATTGAGGAGTTGAAAGCAGAAAATGCTTCGTTAAAAGAGCAGCTTTCCAGTAATGCAGCTACTTCTGATTCAGACACTCCGTCTTCAGATTCTGTTTCGACTACAGACAACGAAAACGATCAGCGATTGTTAAATGCTATTATAATGTGTGCTGATGTAACAAACGGAAATGGTACTGATGTAATTGGACAGCGTGCATATATTGTTATACCTAAAGAAGTCTTGTCGCAGATTTCAGAAAACGGATACGCAACTTTTCTCGAGAACAAAATAAAAAATAGTGGATATAACTGGTTTTCTATAATATGTGATGACGGAACTGGAATAGTATTTTCCAATTCTTTCACCGGTCTTGGAACATATGGCGAATTAGATGATGAAGGGTGTGTGACAACTCCATTAGGTTATATATCGGCTTCCGAAAGCGGATACGAGTATGAACCGGCAAACTAATCAAGGAGATTTTATGACAATTGGTGAACGAATAAAAGAATTGCGGGCTGAGGCTGATCTGCGACAATCCGAGTTTGGAAAAGCAATAGGTTTTTCTGCTCAAGTAGTATCGAATGTCGAAAGAGGCTATTCTTTCCCATCAACAGAATTTGTTAATCGCAGTGCTGCATGCTTCGGTGTGCCAGCAGATTACATTCTTGGCCGGACTACTTCAAGATATGCTGTTGCGGATCCGAAAGAAATTTCCGCAGTGCAAGCAAGAACAAAAGCCCGTTTGGCTCAGTTGCAGATGAGCCTTCCGGACCTGATCAAAAAATCAACGCTGACAGAGGAAACCTGCTGTGACATTCTGGCCGGAAAGACTGTTCCTGGAATAGATGCCACTGCAAGCCTGTCAAAAGCCCTCGACACCTCTATGGATTACCTTGTGGGTAATTCTGAATACAGCTGTGCCATTGCTTCAGAAGACGAACAGGATATCATCCTGCGGTACCGTCAGTTATCCAAGAAGGGAAAACGTATCTTTTTGGGAATGATGGAGAATATGGAAGAAGAAAAAACAGAATAGTATATTTAACTGGGGAACCGTTGGGGTGTTATGTCAGCCGCCGGACACTTTTGTGAAAGGAGGCTGGTGCTGATGGTTACATATGGTGATTTATTTACTTTTGTAATTATGCTTTGTGCAGTTGTAACTCTTGTTATCAATTTAATGCATAAAAAATAGCGCCCTCGTCCTGGTAAGATAAGGCGCTATTTTTAGCTATTGTTTTATCCGGCGGTCAGGTGTACGCTGACCAACGGCTCTCTTGTTAAGTACATTATATCTATATTCAACATTTTTGTCAAACATTTGTTGATTACATTTGTTTGACACATTTGTTTAGTAATGGAGGGTTCAGATGCCGGCTTATAAGTATTTCACCAAAGATGGAAAGACAAAATGGTATGCCAATTTTTACTATGAAGATTGGCTTGGCAAGCGCCAGCATAAATGCAAAAGAGGCTTTTCTACCAAAAAAGAGGCTGTAGAATGGGAACGTGACTTTCTGGCACAAGGAGCAAAAGATCCAGATATCCTGTTTTCTGCTCTGATCAAGAACTATATGCAGGACTGCAGCTCCCGGCTGAAACTGACCACTTTGGAAAACAAGCAGTATCTAATAGACATGAAACTGCTGCCATTCTTTAAAGATATGAAGATCGGTGACATTACTCCGATTGTGATCCATCGGTGGCAAGATGCCATGATTAATTACAGGGACGATAAGGGAAATCCTTATTCTCAGACGTATCTGAAGACCATCAATAACCAGATGTCTGCTATCATGAATTATGCTGTCAAATACTATAAGCTCCGGAGCAATCCATGCCTTGCAGCTGGTGCAATCGGGAAAAGCAGTGCAGATGAAATGAACATCTGGACCAGAGAGCAATTTGACTACTTCCTTACCTTTGAAAAGAAAAGTGCGTACCGGATGGCGTTCAGCCTCATGTTCTATGGAGGACTCCGATCTGCAGAAGTTCTGGCTATTACTCCGGCGGATATCCTGCCGGACTGCTCCATATCAATTAACAAGAACTTTGTGGTTATAAAAGGCGAGCAATACTTCCAGACACCCAAAACCGAAAAGAGCAAACGTGTCGTGAACATTCCGCAATCTCTATATAAAGAGCTTCAGGATTATGTTGCCAGCATGGCTATAGAACCAGATGAGCGTATCTTCTATTTTCAGAAATCCGGTATGCGGTCAGAATTTAAACGTGCAACTGCCAGATCTGGTCTTCCGGAGATCAGGATCCATGATCTTCGCCATTCCCACGCAAGTATGCTGATTGACATGAAGTTTTCTATCAAAGAGATTTCGGACCGGCTTGGACATGAATCACCGGAAACAACCTGGAAAGTTTATGCTCATTTGTATCCAGGAAAAGACAGGAAGCTTGCTGACGCTCTCAATGAAGTAAGAGCCACAAATGATAATGCAGAAGATAAAAGCGTATGAAACGTACAGTATCATATAATAACAAAAAATCCCCAAAAATAAGACACTTTCTCCCCATTAACATCACCGTAGCATCACGGGCAAAAATAAAATCCCGGAAACCCTTGTAAATAAAGGATTTCTGGGATTTTGCTCATTATTCAAACTCAATCGTTCCAGGCGGCTTACTAGTAAGATCATAGAATACACGGTTTACGCCCTTAACTTCATTAATAATACGGTTCATCACCTTATTAAGTACTGCATAAGGAATCTCAGCAGACTCCGCAGTCATGAAGTCAATGGTCTTAACGGCGCGGAGCGCCACTGCATAATCGTATGTTCTGAAGTCTCCCATTACACCTACGCTTCGCATATTGGTAAGGGCTGCAAAGTACTGGTTCGGCATCCAGGACGGATCTTCTCCGTGTTCTTTTTTGTAGTCGGCGGCTGCATTGTCGACTTCTTCACG